CAAAACTTAAATTCCCTTGCCTTAGTTGGTTTACTAGAAATTAAACTCTTAAAAATTAATGCTTCCTCGAAGTCTGCTTCTGCTCCTTTAGCAATGTCAACCACTCTAATTAATGCTTGTCCAGATGTTTCTACCATTATGCAATTGTTAGCGCCAAGGGTTTTAGTTCAAATAAGAATGTGTCTCCGTTTGCTGCTGTCTCCATGCAAGTACCTACGATATTTTCAGAATTAATGTCTGCCTTAACTAATCTGTTTGCTGAAGATGTTGAGGTGTCTGTAATAAGTGGTTCTCCGAAAACTACTCCTGCCACGCCTGCTGTTCCTCTAAATATACCACCTCTATAAATTGCAATAGAAGTTTGAGAAGTTTCTGCTGCCAATTTTTCAGATTGTGCGATACCTGCAACAATGTCTGTATCTCCTGTAGAAGTAGCTGCTGTCATAACATCTGACATCATACAAATTGCGCCTTTTTCAATAGTTGCTCCTGATGCACAAGTAAAATTAATTGGTAAATCTGTTTCAACTTTTAATACTGCTTCGTCTGCCATAATTATTCTAGAAATAGATACTATATAAATCTTTCTAATTCTAGGGGGTCATACCAAATGTGCGGAAAAAACAAAATTTTAAAATTTTAACTCTTCGAGCAAGAAGAAAATCATAAAATTTTGTTTTTTCTCGGTTTAAAGACCCTCGATAATTATTACTTTTTGTTCTTATCAGCTTCTCTCTTAATTTCCATCTTTGCTAGTTCTATCATAGATTGATTTTGTAACATACTTGCTTCTGATTTAAGATAGTTTGTCTCTGCACTTACTAGAAAGTCTCTCCACATCTTTTCTTTTTCAGATATGATTTCAAATGTTTCGTTTGGTTTTTCATTAGTCATCGTGTTTACCCTCGCTGATTTCTTTATCAATTCTATCAGAATATTCTTTTGCTGTTTCCTCTTTAGGTTTTTCTGGTGTTTGCCCTGCTTCGCTTTGGCCACCTAACATTTTTTGCGCATGAAGTTTCTTTTCTTCTTCTAGAATTAATCTTGATTCTTTGTTTGCTGCTTCCTGCCTAGATACTAGTGTCTCTGTCTTATCATAAAGAGATGGTTCAGGTGTTTGTGTAGTAGTTTCTTCGTCTGCCATGTATTACACACACACAAAGACTATTTAAATGTTTCTAAACTAACCCGAAATTAAGATTACTTGGCCTTGTATCTTCTGAAAGTTTTGCACTTTCCTTACGATATTCACTCCAAAATTTTGCAATAGCTTCTCTGTCTTCTGCTTCTTTCTTAGATTGTTTTTCCCTTTCCTTTCTCCAAAATGCAGCGTCTTCTTTTAGTGCGTTCTTCTCTGCTTCCCTTTCCCATTCTACCATTTGTCTGCGCTGTTCGTTATAATAATCAACTGCTTCTTTATCTTGATCTGCTTCCTCTTGTCTTAGACGAGCCCATTTGACATTATCATCTTCTCCTGTATTCATATTTTCTATTAATTTTTCATCTATTCTAAGTTTTGTATTTGCTGCTCCAAAGAAATTTTTTAAAGAATTTATTACATTAGCGTATGGGACTTTCGAAATTATTTCATTCCATAAATTAGGATTTAATAATTCTTTTTGTTCTTCAATCGCTTTGTTTGCGCCTTCTATATTTCCACTTTCTATCGCTGTTTTTACCCCAAATGATAAAGTTTGTAATGCTTCCTCTTTAATGAATCCTGCAAAAGGATAAGTTCCAATAGTTGCTATAAGTCCTCCTGCAACTGCGGCCGGACTTGTAAGCGCTGCTCCCAGTTTTGCAATCCATGAAGTAGTTGCTGCAACTGTCGCTTCGTTCACTCCATAAGTTGCAACTCCTGCAGTTTGTGATGATATAGTTGCCACTTCCGTTGTCGTAATAGCAGCAGTAGAACCGCTTCCAATTCCAAAAGTTATCCCTGCCCCTGCAATCGCTGCCGCTCCTGCCCCGACTAATAATCCTGCACCCGCACCAATAAGTGCGCTTTTCACTATTGTGCTTACTCCTTCCTGTGCCCTTGCATCATAATCTTCTTGAATATCTTTTCTTAACTTTATATTATTTTCTTCTTGCATAATTATGTCTTCTTTTGTAGGCTCTTTTTTAGGCTCTTCTACCGGTCTCTTTACAGTTGTAGATAATTCACTATATGGTGTATCAGATGATAATTCTTTTTGTCTTTGTGCCAACGCCTCTGGTGTGCTTATGCTTTTTCTGAATGCTTCGTCTCCTGCCTCAAGTTCAAGTCTTTTCTTAGATTTCTTTTCCTCTGTCCTATCAATTGTTCCGTATGCTCTTACCATTATAATTTAACTAGTACTTTCTCCATTATTTTAGTATTATTTCCAATCACTTTTTCAGTTCTTAACATAAACCATAGACTTACAAATATCGGAAAGCCTAGAGTTCCTACCATAGATGAAATTTCATTTTCCATCATTGTCCCGCTCCTGCTGTCGTTTCCGAAGCGTCAATATTTTCAGCACCATCTTTTGCATTATCAGATAATAATTCGTTTTCTAGAGATGCAGGAAATATTAAGTTAATTTGTTTATTAAGTTGCATTAATACTTGTTCTTCAATAAATAATTGTCTTTCCTCTACAGTCTGTTGCCATGCTAAATACGCGATCTTCTCAGAAGCCTCTGTAAATCCAGTTCCTCCGCCTACGATGAATTGAGGTACTCCGGCCGCTTTGTAGAATGCAGCATCTAGATATTGAATCCAAGCTAAAGGGCTTAATGTTGCGTTTGGTGCAACTGCAACTAGTTCGCTTTCACTTGCTCCCATTGGTTCGAAAATATTTTCTCCTGCCTTTGTTGCGTTATTTTGTTTTGATTTATATGCTGCAATTTCTGTTGGGTCATCAGAATCTAATTTGAATTTCCACATAGGCGTTACGAATCTGTGCATCACTTTTCTATAGTCTTCTATTGCTTCTTTCTTTGCTTCTATAAATGGTTTTAAAACATCAAGCATTGAACGGCCATGCATCTCATCTCCAAATCTATTTCTCGACAAATGAAATATTTTTTCTGGTTCATATCTTTTTCTTGTCGATAATTGTTCGTATCTAGTAATAATTCCTTGTTTATTAAATACTGTTTTCATGTCATCTGTTTTTAATGGTTTAAGATTTATTAAAACGTCGTCGCTGTCTGTTATTATTTCTGCAAATGAATCTTCCCCTACTTCACTTACTCTAATCATATTTTGTAAAATAGAATTAAATGTGTCCGATCCATTTCCCTTAATAGTGTTAAGTTGCATAGTCGTTGGTTCATCTGCAATAAATCCTTTTCCTACAATCCATCTTGCCCTTGCGTCTATTACTTCTTGAATGTCTGTAGTGTTTTTATAATAACCATATTGTATTGAAAAATTTGTGTTTGTATAAGAAGACTCTTTTTGATTTGATGGGCTATCTAATTGTGCGCTATTTACTTCTACCTTTCCAACTAAAGCTGTGCTTCCCGATGCTATCATATTGTCGATTGAATTTTCTCCCATTTTAAATTGTATAAGTTATTTCTAGGTTTTCTATGTCATCTCCCCCGTCGACTGGATATAAACTAAAATAATAATTGTAATCTTCATTATCTATTGTTGCATAGGATATAGTTGTGTCTGCTGTATCAAGAGCCGCTGTCGCCATAGCTTGACCTTGATAACTTCCGTTTTCTCCTCTTACTAAATACCAGGTTACTGAATTAGTTCCTTTGACACAGGCTCTTGTTATTGTTGCTCCGTGTGGTAAATACACAGGACACACAAATCCATTTGAGTCACTACCCGAACTCATTCTCGGGCGAAAAAATCCATCAGATACTTGCGCTGTGCTATCTGATGTACCCATCGGTATGCAAGCGACCCCTGGAGCGCTCCAATACATAGTATCCCCCGTTTCATATGCTGGGGCTGTCGTTAAAGATATTGTAGCCGTACTTCCTGCTCCCCCGTCGGTTACAGTGATTCCAGTTCCTCCAGTTAATATTCTATTTGATGTTAAGTCTGTTTCAGAGCCTACAGTCACAAAAGATAATGCCGTCGATGCTGCAGGATCATTCTTAGGAGTTTCCCTTACGTCTGATTGTGAAAATAATCCTCCTGGTATTTCTAAAGCCATTTTTCTATTGCCAACTCCTTTTGTATATTTGGAAGTTTTCCTTCATTTCGTGCTTCAAATGTTGTTGCTAATCCGTTTCTTAATAATTCATCATTACAGATAATCCATTTGATACTATAATACCTAATAATCTTCCATATTTTCCAACACGATTATATGGGTCTACTTGCACAGTTATTTCTAATCCTTCAATTTTTTTTCTTAACCAAATTTCCGCTTCTGCTCCGCCTTCTGATAATTCTTTTGTATCAATTCCTAAAAATCTTATAGGAAAAGTAAAATCTCTAAATGGTACGCTAACTGTAATCGTATCTCCGTCGTGGACTTTCTCAACCATTGCTCTAAAATCTTCACTAACTATTTGTTTATGCGGACTTCAAAATAATATATTTCCATTTGTGAGTTTGTTAACTCTGGGAAGTTAATAAAATCATGCGCCATTTATGAAAGTCTCCTGTTTTTTATCTCTTAATATACTTAGCCCTCTAAGAACTCCGTCTCGTAAAATATTCACTCTATCTTCGTATTCAATT